AATGTATGCGGTTCTACATAGTCAAAGCCAAGCGCTTCGTAATTCGGATCCTGCAGCGTCTCCTGCCGGTCCTTCCACTGTTCTTCTACTAATTCTTTGCAGCTCTTCTCTTTCTTTAATGCAGTCATAGGTTGTTCCTTTCTTTAATAGGGCAGTTGGCTGGTTAGGCCAACACCATTGCCCCCACTGCTTGCGCCTCTCGCCTATCGGGTCACTCGCTTCAGCATGATGAGTCAGGGCGTCTGGCAGTTTATTAAGGGTGCTAGTACTCGACTTACCTTAATACTCTGCTTATGGAAGCCCGTGGGTTCTCCTCAGCTCCTGACTCAGGTACTTATATAGTCCCACTTTATTAGATAGTCAAGTAGTAAGTAAACTTTTTTTTAACCAGAGCTTCCTGCCACGCCCGTGCTGCACCTGTGTCATCTACTACTATAGTACCGCGACCCGCGGAACTTGGGCAATGGAATGGAGATCCTGCTTCCCTGGCCGAAGGTGCAGCAGGAAGGTTACTACTGTGCCTCGAAACCCCTTGGTTTCTGCCAATGGAAATGCAGACGAGCATGTCAATCAGCAGACCCAGCTGCGTGGGACCGTGGGACGTTGGTAGTTATTTTCCTTACGTTAGGTGTGGGGCGATGGACAATGGAAATGGAGATGACGGTGATGCCATCCTGCTGCCTGGTGAGCTGCACCAGCTCCTGGTAACTACTATCGTGGGGATTCTGGCTTCGGCAATGGACAATGGAGAAGGATCTCTGCCACCTGCTTCCAGCTGCCGGTCCCGCCTCCAGTGCTTATGTCTATTACCCAGAATGGACGAGGGCAATGGGCAATGGAACTAATGGAAGGAGCCACCAAACCCGGAAAGATATACAGTAATGTGTAAGGGAGGGTCGTGGCTATAATAAAATTTCTTCCTCCTTGTAAACTATGGTTATAATTCCATGATTTTTGAAAGGGGGATAATTTAATCTTCTTACTGTGAATTACTTTCAGTTCCACCCAAATCGATATACCATCTTTGATTCCATAACAATCTGGTACGCCTGGAGACGCCCAGTTTTCAAACCTAGTCCAATGAATATCTGATAGATTTTCCTTAACTATTTTCCATAGTTTTGATTCTGGTTTAACCACCAAAGTAATAAAACCAAACCATAGTGAGAAGTGTTAACTTCCAGTGAATAGCCATAAACAATAAAATCATTATAACAATAATTTTAATCATGGCGCATCCTTCATCAGTTCCAACATCTGATAATAAAAGATTAATCTAAACTCCAAATCTTCTGCTGTTAACATTGCTCTTCGTAGGTTTTCTACCCTGCGCCAAAACAATGAATCAGTCATAGGTAGCCTAACATAATTATACCGATCTGGTCTTACTAATATTAATTGCATACTTTCTCCTTTTTTAGATAGCTATAGTCCCATCTAATCTTATAGTCAAGACTTATTTTCTAATTCTTTTACTTCTTCAAACGTAGTTTCAATACTGTACTGTTCTTTGAGATCTTGAAGTTTCTTCTCTACTTCATCTCTTGACATCGAATCTATCGTGCCAGTTAAAATTTCTTTTTTATCAACATACAACCCAGCAATCTGTCCTCTCCTGGTCTCCGCAGCTACGGCAGCATTCCAATTCCCTGACTCAGATGCTTTGTCTCTAATTCTAGCTAATGTAGATAAGGACCTTTCTTGCGTACACTTATATCTTTCAACAATAGCTCGTCTTTCTGATTCAATCGCTTTTGCAACCAGCGGATACTTCTCAGGGTTCTGGAGCTCTGATGCTCTTACAACTGCTGAATCTTTTGCGTACCCTGCTTGTAATGCACAATGCGTAGCAGTATGCAAACCCTCACTATGAACTAATAATAAAATAAACTTACGTTGTTTTCCTGTTATCTTGTGGTGAAAGAGTGCGTCTGACAACGCCTCTGGTATCATAACTTCTTGTTTCTCTTTGTTTTCTTCCATAATGCACCCATTCAATAGATGTTTCTTCCCAGAAAATATACAATATTAAATGATTTAATGCAATGCGAGTTATGTTTGTAAATATAAAAAGGTTACTTGTAAAAAGATAGAAGTAACCTTGAAGTACCCTAAAAAGCTAGGAAATACAAGGGAAGTTACTTGGTTACCTAGGATACCTCTAGTTTGAGAAATAAAAAATATTTTTATCTTGGAGAATACATCTATAGAGATGGCTATTTATAGATATATTTATTTGGTAGCAAAGAAAACTGGGTTTTCTCTAACATTTTGAAGTATTTTATACAAGGCATCATTCCCATCTGTAATGATTCTTTCCCATTCATCTTGGGTATAACAACGGTTATGTTTGGGGTCGTAAAAATATATAGAGATATTACCGCAGCTCGGGCAATTAAAGATCTTTCTTACTGGGCTCTCTGGTAGTTTGGTGTACATACCTTTTTATCCTTTGTAATGGGAATAATACCACATTCTCGGGTAATTTTTTTCTAAAATAAATAGAATCCATGACCTCCATGGATTGAATTCTTTCATATTGATTGGTCCGTGATGCGAGGATCGCGTCCAATAAATCTCGTTGCTTTAATATCTCTTGATCGCTCATTTTTTCTTTTTAAAAGCTCCTGCTTTTTTCGCTGTTTTAGCATTTTTAAATCTTGTTTTTAAATTACCCAATGTACCAAGGTAACGATCACCAGTAGATTTTATCACACCAGCTATATCAACTAATTTATTTTTCTTAACTCTAGTATCTTTAAAAGATTTTCTAACTCTTTCACTCATATCAGGAGTAAAACCTTTATCATATTTCTGCTTACCTAATTTTTTATAAGCATCGATTTTAGTTTTTTTGTCTTTTCTAGCTTTTTTTGTAGATTTTGGCTTGACTTTCGGTTTATTTGTTTGAGTCATAATACTCTCCTATGGTCTCTTTGGTTTCTTTTTAGGTCTAATTTTATCTCTAGCTGATTTAGTTTTTGATGATTTAGCCATCTTTTCTTTTCTTCTAGTAGGTGGCTGTTTCTTTAGTTCAATAACTATTGGCATATGTACCTTCCTTTTTATAGACGGCCCCCATCAGAGCTTTGCCTGCACAGGGGCTGTCAAAGTGAACGGGCAAATTATAGCCTATTCTTTCACATAAAGCAAATTTGAATTAGAATAATAAGTCCAACCTAACGTTGGTAATGCAAACTACTCGCTGTGAATCTTGTAATTAGGGAATGAATCAGAATCAAGAATTGGTCCATAATAGACACATCTTGTAATAATTCCTTGTACTTTTGCACCATCCCAGCTTTGCCTGTAATATTTATCTTCTTCTAATTCACCTTTTGAATCACAAACTTTACACTGCTCGATGGATTCTTCGGCCTCAAACCTAAGTCTGTTGTAGCCATTCCCTTTACAATTGGGACATATCAATGATGTCATATCTCCTCCCTAATATTTTTTTTAATCTTTCCCATTTAATACGAGAAAGCATTTCTTTATTGGTCCGTGGTTCGCGGAGCGCTTTCGCTGCTACGAGTTTATATTCACGAATCAATCGGTCCTTTACTGAAGTCTTGCGGGGCATTCTTGATCTTTCTTTCTATGTTGATACATAGCGTGTAGTTCTTCATTCTTAATTAACCAGAAGCGTCTACTTCTCCATATTCCAAAAATATATCCTAAAGCAAAAATTAACACGATTGCCAGGATATGCCATATATTAAAAAACATATTAAACCCTCCCTATATATTTTAAGTATTTATGTAAAACATCATAAGTTTTTTTATTTTTGTAAAAAACTCTTTGCATAAATCTTTCTATTACTTCATCGGGTGCATATTTAAATACTAAATCTAAAGCTTTCATAGATATAGGCTTATAAAATACACTTATTTTACAAAATAAAAGAAGCAACCATAATTTAAGTTTTTTCATTTTTATTCCTCTGTTTCTTGGTTATTCCACCGAATCTGTTCTTCTCTGTCATTAATATAACAAATAGAACATAACTTCTTCTCTGGATAATGATCCATCTCATGAAGATTTGGTGTTTCTTTTTTACAACAAAAGCAATTAGACATTGGTGACATAATCCTCCGTTTTATGAACGATGCTATACATCTTCGTATAATAATCAGGATCACTTAAAAAATCGTAGATACCAATAATGGTCCCTACTTCATATTTTCTAAAATGCTCTGTACGTTGATCTATATTATCAACAGTTTCATGATCTTTGGGAAAACCTACACCTTCCGTTTTAATAAGTTTCATTTTTTCAGTTCCTTGAACAGGATCAGTAAATCTTTCCCAAACTAATCTTTGTACACTCATGCTGCTTTCATCTTTCTTTTCTTAGCTTCTTTTTCTACTAAATGTGTTATTTGCATACCGGCGGACCTATTGTCCTCCTCTGCTATCTTCTTTAATAATTTATATGTCGACATTCGCACGGCGACAGATTTAAATTTTAAAATATTCATCCTGTTTCCTTTAGTTTATGTGGCAACCTTGATAAATGTTCTTGCATTTCGATGTCACCAAAATCGAAAGCAGGTTGCTCTGGTTCGTGAGCCGTGGTCGGTGTAAATTTTCTCCCTGCATTGCGGGCCAGTTCACTCCAATCACTAGCAAACTCCATTTGAAGTTTAAACACAGACTCATCGTTTAATAGTTTTGCATTACGTGCATTTTCTAAACACGCTTTTGCCCTGGTCAAACGCACACCAAGACGAAACCCTTCTTTAAAAGTTTCTTCGTAGTCTCTTTTAAGTTTCATACTTTATTCCTTTCTAAAAGTGAGTAGGGGGATTCTTTGACTACCCCCAACCTTTTCCCGTCCAGTCAACATTTCCTATGCTAACAAGT